ATTGATAGTTCATCCTTAAAAGACGCGAAGGCTTCATCGCTATCATCAAGCCCTTTAATCTTTTCAGCAATGAATGAACTGTCGCTTTCTTCAAGGTCGTATAGAGAGTCAATATCTTCCATGCGTGAGTTAAAACGCGCAACCGCTTCTTCAGCGAGTTTTGCAGCTTCAAACTGAGCAATGCGTTCTTGAGCAGCTTTAAGTTCCTCTTTAATAGAATCCACAGAAGATTTGAGTTCTTCATTCGCCTTTGCGATTTCGGCTTTCTCTGATTCTGCAGACTCAAGAGAAGTTTTGTACTCTTCGTCTTTCTGTTTAATGGCTTCAGCAAATGTTGAAGTCATGCCTGCAATTGCTTCTTGAGAAAACTTTTTCTCTTGAAGATCGCTCTTGAGTTCTGTTAATAGGTTTTCTATGTCCATGATGTTAGTATTGTTTACAGTATTTTTTAAATTTTGTGAAATTTTGTTATTAATTTTTTCTAATTGCTTTGCTTGAATTTTATCAGAGTTAGGTAATGAAATACTTTTTTTATCTTCTGGTTTAAAGTCTTCACTTATAACTCCTTTAACATTAGCTGCTGGTTTCATGGTAAAACCAATGCCAAGAGGGTAAACATTTCCAACTATTAAACGGTATATCGGAGTGCCATCATCCATAACTCCTTTACCGCCGAATGCTTTTAACATTCCCTTCATTTCCATAATTTGCCTTGGATCAGATATAATTTCTGCATCCTTTAAATTTTTACTGCCAACTGCGATTTTGTATTCACTGAATCCAACTTCCCAGCTGGCAGAAACGGTATTGTGTGTTTTGCTTTTTGGGTCTGTGCTTTTTCTTAATGTTTCGAAAAAGTCTTTATCTACCGTTTTATAAATAACTGCACCAAGTGCGATATTGAAAGGATTTGTTTCATTTTCGTCCACATTTACTAATACAGTACTATCACTATAATCACTAAATGCCGCACTTGCAATGTGACCTACTATTTTTTGTTTGTTATGTTCTATGTTCGTGGGTTTATGAACAAACTGTTGAACAGAATCAATTGCGGTTTTGGTACTCATACCATCGCCGTTTCTATTGAATTCGTTAACAACTGCTGCATTGAAAGCAACACCCATTAAATCAATATTTTTATCTAAATCTACAGAGCTTGGTATTAAGCCTCTTAAATTTTCGATATTAGCTTTTGAAATATTTATTCCTGCTATTTCTTCGCAAGCCGATATTTCAAAATCAAAAGTTGTCCTGTATTTATAAGCAGACATTTTTACAGCATATCTCTGATACGTTCTGCCTGACTAGCGTGAGCTTTTACTCCGCTATCTAATTCTTCAGCTATTTTATTGAGTTTTTTTTTAGCGTCTGCTGGCAATTCTTGGGCAGCTTTAGAAACTTTTGGTTCTTTTGGATTTTCAACTACTTTAATTTCGCCCTCTGGCCCAACTTCTTTTTCTTTTTGATCATCCTTAGAAAGTAATTTTGAATAAGCCGCATCAGCTTCCTCTTCGGTGATTTTACCATCCTCTTTCATCTTTTTAAGAATTGCTTTTTGCAGAGCTGGAGGTAATTTTTTTTGTTTTTCTGTTAATCCACCTTTACCAATTTCGTTTATCATCGCTCTCATTTTATCATACTGCATACCACAAGCCTTCATTGTTTGGCTTTTGTCCATCTCGGTTGTATTAACAAGAGCTTTGTCATCCATAGCGCAAACACTCATAAAAGACTTGTACATGCCCTCTTCTATCTTATCATACTTTTTTGCAATAGAAATTTCAATATTGCCGTTAGAACGATCAATATTCGCTACAAGTGGATTTTTAATTTCTTTCATTTGAGTGATATAAAATTGCTGATGGGTATAATTCTAGTTTATGCGAATCAGAAATATCAAGAACACCATCAAGTGTGCCTAATTTTTCTATTATGTTAAAATCATTTACACAAGAAATCACACTATCGGACCAATTTTCTTTTTCAGTTGCACAAACAACCGATTCGCAAAGTTTATCTACCATTTTATCTTGCTCTTTTGAAAAACCTTTTTTGCCCAATTTTAATTTTTCTTTTAATTTTGTAAACGCGGTATTTCTTAAATTTTCTATTTCATAAATGGTTTGTTGAATGTTTGCTCTTGAAAATTGATCCTGAGATCCTTCTGGTCTTCCAGGCATTCCATTAGTTGGTTGCGACCTTGGTTTATTCATTTCTTCTTCATCAATCATTGGAGCGCCCCCAACCACAGGGTTAAAATAACCCCTTTCTCTTTGATTAACAAATTTATCTTGAGCTTCTTCAAGTTCTTGTGCTTGTGGAAACCTGCCAGTATGGAATAAAGTCATACCTTGTTCTGCTGTTAATATTCCTAATTCCATAAGTCTTGTAGCTATGCGCATAAGTTGTGTTTCATCCCTAAGATCTATATCCTTAAATTTAACAGTAGGATATTGTCTGAAACCTAAGTCTTTAGCTATTCTTCTTATTTCTGGTTGCAAGAAATCATTAACAAAAGCTTCACGAGCTTCTTTTAGCCTATCTAGAAAAACGCGAGCTTTAATTTGTGCGCCACTATATTTATCTTCGTTAAGAATAATATTCTGAAGCCCTTCTTTAATATCTTGATTAATAACTTCGTATTTTTGTGATCCAACAACTTTGTTGATATCGGGTATAATAAAATCTGCTTGGGTTGTATAATCTGACACAAGCACCCTACCGACAGACTCATTTTGAAAAAGCGTTTGCATGGCTTTTACATTATTTGGATTTATACCTCCCTTGTCTGGTTCAGTTCCCATCGTTATCATAAGAATAACATTTTCTACTGTTCTCATGATTGCTTGGTCCATTTTCTTCATTTCCATTTTGGCGTTAATATCCTCAAGAACAGGATAACCAAATGGAATAGCAAATGGTTCATAATCTTGCTTTTTGTAAAAACTGTAAGCAAGTTTTGAATTATCTAAATTTATTTTTAAACCATCTTTAAAATATGCACCTTTTTTAATTAATTTTTGATCTTCTGGATCAAGTGCATCAAAAACAGCTTGGTCATAATCATTTTTTGGGTTCGCAAGTCTTTCCATATCAAACTCGGAAAGAATTTTTGCATAAGCTCCATCCTTTGTGTTAAACACCGTACTTCTTTTTGCTACAATTTCAAAAGGGTTTAAAACAATATATTTTAGTGGAAATCTATTTTCTCTTGGATCTCCTTCTACCATTTTAGAAAATTTCTTAAAATCATTTAAATCAAACTTTCCATCTAGTCTATATAAAAATATATTACCACTCCTGTAATATTCTCTAAAATACTGATCCTTTAAATCCCACAATTTTACTCGATCAAAAAGTTTCATAAAAAAATCTCTAGATGTTGCATTTCCACCCTCAAGATAAACTTCAGCATTAGCAAATTCTGACATCATATCGATTGTATTTCTAAAAATCGGGACATTAGCATACGCTTTTTGACAAAGTTCAATAGCGTCCCTTACATTAATTCCGTCACCAGAAATTTCATAAGGTAAAAGTCCAGCACGGATCTGGCTAAATTTGTTAATCGGGGTCGTAACAGCAGACCTATTGATTCTTGTGCTTGTTTTAGATGATGATAGATTGCTCACAGAGCCAGATCTACCGTACGACCCCTGGGAAATATGATAAGCTTCGCCCATTGCTGCAGGTTCAACAGACTCTTGGGCTTCAGATGCCTGGCTCACAGAATTATTAAATTTATTCCAGTAATCTGATTTTTTTGTATATTTTCTTTTAGCCATTTTATATAATAAAGTATGTTACACTTTTTAAAAGTTACTTTTCTAACTTTTAGATAAACATTGGAACAAATCCTTGATTTTGTTCTTCGGGTATATCCATCATATCATAATAAATATTCATACCCCAATTACCAAGAACTAAAGCAGAGTATGAGTCTTTTCTTGCCTTGTCCACTCCTTTTTGTCTTTTTAAGTTTGGTGGCAAATCAAAACTCTGCGTTCCTCCAGCAGAGCTAGATACCTGAATTAAAGCACATTCAGCTTTTGTTAAATCTATCATATCTTTTTGGTGTTCAATAAATTCTATCATTTTTGCACCAATATTTTTTTCATCTTCATATTTTGAAAACTTTAGTTCTTTAATTGGAATTTTTTTAGACTTTTGTAAAGAATAATTATCGTCCATAGCTGTGGCCGCAAAATATATTTTTTTTCTATCGAATGCGGTCTGCAACATTTCGTTTGCATTTCTAATCCAAACAGAAACGGGTTTTCTTAGGTGACATATAACATTAGCATTTAAATTATATTGTTTTCTGGTTTCTTTTAAATCTTTTACATAATTATGTGGATTATTAAAATCACCTTCAAATATTCCTATTTTTAATTTTTCTTTTTTAAACAAATCGCTTTCATTACATGAATTAATAAATTGAACTCCCCCATTGTAGTCGCCAATAATCATAACAACATTAAAATGATCTAAAATATATTTAAAATATTCCATATGTTTTTTAAGATTAGTTCCTGGTAAAGCATAGCTGTGAACCAACACACCTTTTCTTTGCTCTGGTATTAATTTTATAACTTGAATCGCAAAATCATCCGACGAATCAGATTCCGACCAAGATGGGTCAAATGCCACAATATATTCAGCATTACTCTCTCCAGATATTTCAATGGCGGGGTCTTCACCATCAGGTATGGTACAATCAGCCATTTTACTAATTTTAAAATATCCAGCGCTGTCGTCAGTAAATTGAGCATTAAACTCCCTATTAATTTGAGACTGGCTCATTGTACCTTTTGCCTGACTGATTAAATTTTCATCATAAAGGGCTTTAGGTGCACAATCGTAAGAAAACTGCATTATGCATCTTCTACCTTTATTTTTTGCGCCAGGATTAAATATCATATTTTCATACGATTGATACATTTTATAAAGATATTCAAATTTATAAGATGCTGATGACAAACCAATCATTTTATTAGATTGCCATTCGGTTCTCTCGTCTTCTGTCATTTTCCCAGCCTTAATCATCGCATCTTCTGCATCTTTAATTTTTTGTCTTTCTGTTGGGTTTTCCACAACAGCTAGGAACGGCATAATGACTTCATTTAAAACTTTTTCTGGCATAAGCAAAAGTTCGTCAATAATAATACGCTGGAAACGAAAACCACGAAGTTTTTCACCGTCACCAAGTGGTAAAGCAGTAATACGACTTTTACCAATCTGCATAGACCATTCATCGTTTGATTTACTTACCTTACCTATACATTGTTTAAATAATTCAGCTTTAGGATCTTGCGATATATCTTCTATCTTACGAAAAATCATTTTAGACTGTCTAAAAGACTTTGATATTATTCCAATATGCACACCTTGATTTAACATTGCATCTAATAAAGCAAATATTCCAGTAGAGAATGATTTTGACATGCCACGAGACCATATGCCTAAAAAGTAATCATTTTCCATCATTGCTTTTACCGCCATGTGCTGAAAAGGAAATAACTCTATACCAGTCAAAAGTTCAGTAGCAAAAGTTACATTTTCTTTTAAAAACTTATAAAGTAAAATTTTTGCCTTTACGTCATCTAAATAACCTTCAAGGTTTAAAATTTCTTCATTTACATTCTCTCTTTTTAAAGGTTTTTGATTTCCTGGCTCCCAACTCATTTTGCCTCCTTATCTAAAAAATATTGAATATCCACATCCCACAACTTATCGCCTAAATACAATAACTTAGGAATTATCTCTTCGCTATGCGTTCTGCTATTTGTAAACACAAATTGACAGTGTCCAGCGAATTCATGTTGAATAGAAATTAAATTAGAGAATACCCAGCCTAATTTCGGAGCCCTTCTTCCTTTAGTAAACACAGTTTCTTTTTCTATTTTATTCAAAGACTTCTCCACGACAATATACATATAACTATCTAACTCTACACATCTTTGCATCTCTCTTCTAAACCTGTCTACTTGACTCCCAAATGTTGACAAGAAGTCTCCTGCGCTTTTTCTATCTACAAATGTATTTGAAAAATTATTTCCACCCAGCGTATAATCTCCAAAATCCAATTTTAAAATTTGTGATTTAGGAAATTTTAATGGCTGTTGTTCTCGAGTATCGATCAACACCTCGACATCTACATCATTGTTAAAATCTTTGGGCATACCTTTATGAAAGATGGGCTTTGCGCCCATAACTTCGCAAGCTTTTGTGTACGTCCCAAAGTGTTTTTTGTATACGTCTAAGTCTGGTAACTGACGCTTTAATAGTTCTAAATAAAACGGAGCGTTTTTATATTCCTTTCTATCAATTCTTCTTTTACCTAATTCGGTTATGTACTCTTTAACCTCCGCCGCTGGCGCGGTG